CACACCGCACGCAGCACCGTTCAGAATGGCCACGTCGGCCGCGAGCATGGCGCTCAATCGGTCGTTGGCGTCGGCTGTCTGCGCGTACTTGAGCGTCGCTGTCGCGGAGAAGTTGTTAGTACGCGTACGGGTGACTTCGCCGTCGGCGCCTACGTACTTGTTATACCAGTCCTCCGTCCAGTCGATTGTCAAGACTTCGTCTTCGGCATAGCCGCCGCCGTCGAGCGGCACGGCGTTTAGAGAGATGTTGAGCTCTTTGATGTTCCAGGCTTTAAAACCCATGGCGCGGCGCTCCTATGGCTCTTGATGGTTCGGGGTCAGACCTGCACGAGCCCGACAACGCGGACCTGATGAATGGCGCCAGAGAGCGCGTATGTGTAACGCATGTCAGGCAGAATGCGCTGTGTCTTGAGCGACGAGTCGATGGTCGCGAGCGCCGGCGCTGTCACGCTGTACGGCTGCTGTCCGTCGATGATGCCGAGCGCGATGCCGTCGAGTATTTGCCCGTTGATTTGCGAGCGCACGAGCTCGATACCTGACTCTGTGTATGGCACCACATCGTTGTTGCGAAGTAGCGACACGATACGGTCTTCGATGTTGACGTCGAACCAGTCGATCGCGACTGTCACGTCGAGGAAGCGGCCGGTTGCCGCCCAACCCCACAACGTGAAGCCTAACCCCTTGATGTTGACGTAACAGTTTGCGTGCTTGAGCTTCGTCGCGGCGCGTTGCCCCGTCGTCGGGTTCTGCATCGTAACGGCCGCGAGCCCCTTGTTTGCGAACGTGATGGGCCCGGGTAACTTCGGCAAAATGGCGCCGACGACAGCTGCGTCGAGGTATTCCGCCGGGTTCGGGTGGTACCAGATTGACGTGCGCGTGAAGCCTTGCGACTGCAACACGCTCGCGATGTCTGTCGACCCGATCGCCGGGATAGCGGAGTCTGCGCTCGCGGCGAGGTAAATCGCGCGCTCGAGCTCGGCCCATGCGGCAGCGCTCGCGATAGCCTCCTGACTCGGCGTGAGCATCACCAGCGCATACCAGTCGCCATCGGCTGCACGGATGGCCGCTAGGTCGGTCGCTGGTAGCGGCACCGGTGCCGCTGTCGTGTCGTCATAGGTCAGGTTAGGCGACAGCTTCGTGACGGCGTGCGTCACGTTGGCGGTGTCGCCGGTGACGACAACGCTCGAAGTGCCGGTCGCCGTAACGTCGGTGATCGCGTTGATTGCAGTGATGAGCGACGCACACACGGCGTCGGCAGTGGTCGGCGGCGACGCAACGATGTCGACCGCGGTGCCGTCGATGGTCACGGTGTAGTGTTGGTTAGGCGCGGTCGGCGCCGACGGCGTGAGCGTAAACGACTGCGAGAACGTGCCGGTCAGACGGCCGACCTTGAACGTCGGCGGGCTCGGTGACTGCGACTTGAGCTGCTTCGCGGCGATGTAGAGCGAGCTCGTCTTCGGCACGTTGAGCGGCGGAAGCGTCATTTCGTCGGCCGTCGCGAACGTGCGCACGAGCTCGGGCCAGTAGCTGTGATTGACGGCGATGAGCGCGATCCCGAAGCCGAAGCGCGTCACGGTAGCGTCGGCGACTACGACTGTGTGTTGAATGACTTCGATTTCAGTGCCCATGCATCACCTATTTGTCGATCTGTCTTTCGGGTACGTGCACGACGTCGACGTCGCCGCCGAATGGCGTGTAGACGGTGCCAGCAACGCGCACATGTTCGATCGTGCCGATGGTCTCGGGTGTCATGCCTTCGCCGCATTCGCACATGGTGTCGAACGCGTAGAGGAGTCGAAGGTCGAGGCTTGCCGCGGATTCTTTGCGAGCGTCGAAGAGCCGCTGCAAGTCAATCAGCACGCCGGGTCCGTCGAGCCCGATGCGCAGGTCGGAGAAGAGCGCTTGCGTGCTCGGCAGAAATAGGCCGTCGCGGATGCGCTCGAGATAGCGGAACGCTCGGCCCCACGGCGTGCCGTCGCGCGTCTGGACAATGATGTTGAGCGTCACGGCACGGTTGCCGACGATGCGCACGGCGGCGTCTTGCCCGGGTCCCTGCGACACATAGCGCACTTCGTCGTTGCCTAGCGCGATGTCGCTTATGCCGAGCCCATTCGAGCCGAGCAGATTGAGTCGCGCGCACGGCCGGCCGAGCATTCCTTCGGGCTCGCCAGTCCATACGACGTCGTCGATCTGAATCTTCGAACTGTGCGCGACCCAAGCGCGCATGCCGTCGGCGAAGCTTAGCCAGTCCACCTTACTTCGAGCTCCCTAGTTCCCAGGTGATCGAGTTGATGAGCGTGCTGTGCTCAATAAGCGGCGTCTCTATGCCGCCCTTCTCCGCGATGCGCTCCTTCGACAGCGGCGGCCATATGTGCGCGATGATGCGATCCTTCAGCACGTCAACGGCCTTCTCGCCGGTTAGGCCGAGCGCCATGTCTTCGGTGATTTCGCCGAGCAACGCGCGTTGACCCTGCTTCGCGATGAAGTTTGCAAGCGTCTTCTCGTTGTCGTCGATGCCCTTGCGAATGAAGCTGCGCTCGGGAACGCCTAAGCCGAACTCATGGATCGTGCCGAGCTCGACGTTCGATAGGCCGTCGGCGCCGTGCTGCGCGTCGCCGGTCGAGCCCTGAATGCCGACGAGCACGAAGGGCCCCTTGCCCATCTCCGCGACGGCCTTTCCAAGTGCCTTCCAGCCGTGATCCTTGTCGATGACTGTCACGGTCAGAGCACCATGCCGAGCGGGTTGTAAGAGCGGTCGAGCTCGATGCGCCGGCGCTCGTATATGGAGCGGGCGCCGTCGGGCTCTTTGCTCGGGTCGAGCCTGGCAAACTCGCCGGCGGGCGTGAGCACGAGCAGCTCGGCGCACAGATACTTCACGCGCATGTCGCGCGCGGTGTCGACAAGCACCGTGCCCGGCGGCGTTAGGCCGTCGGGCTTCGGGATGGGCGTTGCGCCGGCGTACGTGGCCGCGGTCATAGCGTCGGCGTCGTCGAGCTTGGCCTTGACGAGCGAGAACGCGCAGCGCGCGAACTCGGGAAACTCATCGAAGATTTGCTCGACGGTGACGGTCATAGCGCGGTTACTTGCTCGAGCCCTTGAGCCCCGGCTTCGACGCCGCTGTCGGCGGCGTAGTCGGCTCGGCCGGCAGCTGCCCGGCGATCGGCGGCGTTGGCGTTGGCGCGGTCGGAGTGGTCGCCGGTGGGCATTCGACGGGCCCCGTCGGGTCTGCTTCCGGCGGCGGCGGCTCCGGCAGTGTGTAAGTGATGGTGCCGTCGGCGACGTAAGGCGCGAAGACGCCGACGAGCGCATAGCCGACTTGCTCGACGTCTTCGGCCGCGACGATCACGGTCTCGAGCGGCGGAAACTTGATGAGTTTGCCGATGCTCTGCACCCAGAGAATGCGGGCTGTCAGGTTGGTGACGGTCGCTTCTCCGGTCGCTGTTGGCGTCGGCGCTGGTCCGGTGTAGTTGAGTGGCATGGTGATCGGGGTCCCTTCCTGCGTGCGCCGTATGGCGTTCGGTTAGATTCCGTCCATATAGACGGCGCTGAGTGGATACTCCCAAGCGACGCCGCCGGCGCGTGCCCAGCTTTCGACCGAGAGCGCGAGATTCTTCGCTTGCGGCGGCAGCTCGCGCGGCGGCATGGTCAACTCGAAGTGCACGTAACGCGGGTCTCGGCGATACCAGATGCCGCGAGGTCCGGTGCCAGCGGCGTCGGCGGTGCCGAGCGGCAGCCACCAGTCGACGTTAGTCACGAACGCACTACGCGCGAGATACACGCGCAAGATGGTGTCTTCGGGATTGCTGCCGGCGCCGGTGTAGATCGGCGTGTTCTGAATGTACCGGTATTTAGTGAGCGGTAGCAGTAGCGTGTCGGGCGACTCGACACTGTTAGTCGCCGTCAAGATGCTGTCTTCGGCGGCAATCATGTCCTTCAAGACGTCGTCGGGCGTCTTCGTGCCGCTGCCCCATACGGTCGTGCCACCCACGTTCGAAGCGGCGATCGTCGGCACGTTAGGGTGATTGACGAGCCCCTTGATTGTGGTGCCGGCTTGGCCGACCGAAGCGATCTTCTCGAGCCGTTGCTCGAAGCCGATGCGCACGGCTTCGGCCTCTTTGTTCTGGTAGTCGACGCCGGCGACGCTCGCGCGTTCGATGTCGAGCACGGAATAGTCGTAACCGAGCGCATACGAAGCGATGTCGTACGACTGCTTCTTCGCCATCACTGCGACGCGGCGAATATCGTCTGCGAAATTCGCGACAATCTCGGCCATGCCGGTCGAGTCCCACATGCGATAAGACCACGTCTCAGCGCCCGGCGGTGCTTCCGAGCTGACTGGCACGAACTGGCGCCACTTGAGCGCGGGCTTGTGCGCTTCGCGTAGTCGAGCGCTGATAAACTCCAAGTCGCGACCGAAGAGCGCGGTTTCGTTGGCGTCGAGCCGGTCGATACCGTGAATGCTCGCGCGCGTGTGTGCGATGGCGCGCACGACGTTCGCGAACTGGGTCGAGTCGAGACGCTTGCCGAGCTGCGCGAGCTGCTCTTCGAGCGCGTGAGAGTCGAGCCGATCGAGGATGTGTTGACCTAGCATTGTCGTTGACTTTCAGCGTGCGGCGCAGTGGCGGGTTACAGGTTAATTTCTACGACTGCGACGCCGCCGGCAGCGGCACCGGTGACGACGGTGAGATATGGCGCGGCGACGGCCTTGCCCGTGTCTGCGTCTGCGCGCAGCGCGCCGAGCAGTGTGCCGACGGTGCCGACCGTGAAGCGCACGAACGGGTTCGTGTGCGCTGCAAGCGCGGTCTCAGCGGCGATCGCGATGCGACCCTTCCGCATGACTGGCACGAACGCGCCGACCCGATACGGCGGCTCGGGATAAGTCGGGTCCCAGAGTGTGATGCCGGCGACGCCGAGCAACGTGGTCACGTCGGTGGTAAGCGCGGGCGCCTTGATGGCGTGCGGGTCGTAGCCTGCTGTCGCGTCGAAGATGACGACACAGCCGACTTGCACGACACCAGCTTGCGCGATGCCGGTCGCAATCGCGCTCGGCCAGTTTTCGATGCGTTGCCCGTGCACGCCGATTACAGGGTTCGCCGGATATGACAGTTGCATGTTGCTTGTGTCCTTTTCTGAGTGGTCGGGTTGTCGGCCTTACCGGCCGCGCGTGCTGGCGAGAGTCGAGCGCCATGCCGGCGACGTGTATTCGCGCTTCTGCGGCTGCGAGCCGTCGGTGCGGCGACCGTCGAGGATCGCGTGCACGTCGACGTCTGAGCCGTTGCCGCCGTCGTGG